ACGCGCTGCGGCCGTTCGCGGACATCTGCAACAAGCACGACCTGCCGGCCAACGGCATGACGGTGAACATCTCCCGGATCACCACCGCGACGTCGGTGGCGCTGCAGGCCTCGCAGCTGGCCGCCGTGTCGGCCACCAGCATCGACGACACCCTGCTGACTGTGGACGTGCAGACCGCCGCCGGACAGCAGACCCTGTCCCGGCAGGCCATCGACCGCGGCACCGGGGTGGAGGAGGTCGTCATGGACGACCTGTTCCGTCGGTACGCGACCACGCTCGACAGCACCCTGCTGAACCAGGCGACCAACGGCCTCACCAACGTGGCGCAGGCGGTCACCTACACCGACACCAGCCCCACCACCGCCGAGCTGTGGCCGAAGCTGCACAACGCGGCAGCGAACTCGGAGGCCGCGCTGCTCGGCCAGGCCCGGCCGAACTTCGCGGTCATGCACTCCCGGCGCTGGTACTGGATGCAGTCCCAGGTCGGCACGTCGTGGCCGTTCATGGCCCAGCCCGGCATCCCGACCCAGGCCGGGGGCCAGAACCTCGCCACCATCTACGGATCGGGCGCCCGAGGCATCCTGCCCAACGGCCTGGTGGCAATCGTGGACAACAACGTCGCGACGAACCTCGGCAGCGGCACCAACGAGGACGAGATCTACGTGGTCGCCTCCGACGAGTGCCACCTGTGGGAGGACCCGAACGCGCCGGTGTTCCTGCGCGCCGAGCAGGCCGCCGCCGCGAACCTCGGCGTGCTGCTGGTCCTCTACGGCTACTTCGGCTACACGTTCGCGCGGTACACCAACGGCCAGAGCAAGATCTCCGGCACTGGCCTGGTCACCCCGTCGTTCTGACCCACCTGCCCCGGGCCGCGCACCGCTGCGGCCCGGGGCCCACCCACCCGGAGGCGTACGTGCGGCTGCTGCGGTCCTGGCCCGAGATCGTCCCGACCGGTCGGGCACACGTGGTCGACGACATCGATCGGCTCGTCATCCGGGACTACGACTACCGCACCGCCCTCGGTGCAGTCGACGACGACATCCTGCTCGTCGAGTGGGACCTCGCCGTCGACAAGGACGACCTCACGCGCTTCGCGACCCGTGCGGCAGCCGAACCGGCCCGGGTGCGGGTCGCACCGTACCGGCTCTACCACTACTCGTCCGGCCGTGACCGGCCCGCACCGATCTGGGTGCACCGCCGGTACATCGGCGACCCGCAGACCGGCCGGCTCGTGCACGTCGGCGAAGGTGACCCGACCTGCCACCTGTGGGGGCTCGGGTTGACGTACCTGCCCCGGGCGGTCGTCCGCGCGTACCTGGACGCCCGCCCGGAGCCAATCACCGACGGACATCTGTCCGGATGGCACTACCAGCACGTCGAGCGGGACGTTCCGATCGACTGGGACGTCCGTCCGGTGCACCTGCACTACCAGCTACCGCCGATCCCGTAGGAGGCGATGACGATGGCGACCGAGCCGATGACCACCGACCCAATGATCGCCGCCCTGCTGCGGGAGCGGGAGGGGTACGCGCGGGCACAGCAGCCCGACCGCGTCGCGCAGGTCGACGAGCAGCTGCGCACGCGCGGCTACGATCCGGACCCCGACGGCGACGAGAAGCCTAAGGGCGAGCGGTCGACCGGTGACCGGGCACCGAAGGGCCGCCAGGCACCACCGAAACGCACCGCCTGATGGCCGTCGTCTACACCGGCGGCACGTTCGACCTGTTCCACGCAGGGCACGCCGCCCTGCTGGCCACGTGCCGCACGCTGGCCGGTCCGGGCGGACGCGTGGTCGTGGCGCTCAACCCCGACCGATTCGTGGCCAGCTACAAAGGTCGGGATCCGGTGATGAGCTACGACGAGCGGGCTGCGGTGCTGGCCGCCTGCCGGTACGTCGATGAGGTGGCACCGAACGCCTCCGGAGCCGACTCGCGCCCCACTATCGAGGCGGTCCGGCCCGACATCATCGCCATCGGCGCGGACTGGGCCACCCGGGACTACCACCAGCAGATGGGTTTCACCCCCGATTGGCTCGACGAGCACGGCATCACCCTCGTCTACGTGGCGCACCGTTGGTCCGATGCCGTGTCCACCAGCGACATCCGTACCCGGATGGAGGATCGATGATCGTCCCGGTGGTGGTGTCGACCGGCGACGGCCGGGGCCACTGGGTGGCCGACTGCCTTCGATCAATCACCCGTGGCAACGTCACCGTCTGCCTGTCCCGGACCGGCGGCGAGCTGGGCGCGATCCGGATGATCCACGAAGGTACGCACTGGTCCCGGTGGTTGCTGTTGCAGGACTCCTGCGAGGTGCTCGACAACGCGCTGTTCGACCTGGTCGACGCCACCACCGGGTCACTGCTGATCGCGCCCCGGCCCAGCATGTACCTGGCCGTCTACGAGCGGGAGATCCTCGACCGGATCGGTATCCCCGACGTGCCGGCAGGTGCCGATCGGGCGGTCGCGATTCGGCACGAGACCGAGTGGATGGACCAGTACGAGGACGCACACCGGCAGCTGCGCGGCGGCTCGGTGCCGGTCCTGTTCCCCGACTTCACCGACGCCAACGCCCCCCGCAGGGAGCACCGGCACGGGCGCATCAACCTCGTGCTGGAAAACACCTACCTGCGCAAATACAAGGGCACCTGGCACTGATCGTCCCCGTCGGCCGCAATCGGGTGGTCGGTCGGCGGGGACACCACCCGAGGGAGGTGCCGTGTGTCCGTCTCACTCTTCACCAACCAGGTCCCGGCCGTCACCCTCGCCGTGGACGTCACCGCGTTCAGCCTCGGCACCAAGTGGACGGCCTCCGTCCCGGGGGTCGTCACGGGTGGCCGCTGGTATTTCCCGGACACCGCCCCTGACGGGGATGTGGACTGGGTCCTGTACGACGTGGCCAGCCAGACCGAGCAGGCTCGGGCGACGTTCGCCGACACGGCCCCCGGCTGGCGCACCGTCGCCCTGGACTCGCCGGTGCCCTACACCACTCCGGGTACGGCGATGGTGGCCGCGGTGGAGGCCGTCAACCGGTACGTGTCCACGTCGGGCTTCTTCGCTGGCGGCTCTGTGGTGTCCGGGGTGCTGACCGCGCCGTCCGGGGACAACGGCCGGGTCGGCATCGGCTCTGGCTACCCCAGCGGGACGTTCGGCGACACCTGCTACTTCGCCGACCTGCTGTTCACCCCGACCGCCGCCGCCGGCCCTCGGATCGTCACCACGACCGCGCCGGGCCGGATCACCACCAGCACACCGGGGAGGCTGCGATGAGTCGTGACGTCGGCGATCGGATCGCCATCCGGCACGAGGTCCGCGACCCTGACGGCACCCTGACCGCGGCCACCGTGTCCGTGGCGGTCACGCAACCTGATGGCACCCTGCTCAGCCCGGCTCCGACGGTCACCGCGTCGAGCACGGGTGTCTACGACGCCGCGTTCACCGCGGACGCCGCGGGGGTGTGGCGGTGGACGTGGACGGTGTCCGGCGCGGTGGTCGAGGTTGCGCACGGCAGCATCGACGTGGCCGACCCCGGGCCGGGGACGTACCTGTCCCTGACCGATTTCCGCGACGGCCTCAAGATCACGTCAGCCGACCGGGACAGTCTCCTGCTCGACGCTCTCACCGCGGCGGCCCGTGCCGCTGACCGGTACACCGGACGCCAGCCGGGCGGGTTCTACCTGTCCTCGTCGGCGACCGCCCGGCAGTACCAGGTCGCCGGCCGGGTGCTGGTCGACGCCGCAGGCCGGTTCAAGCTGCTGGTCGACGAGATCGGCTCCGCTTCCGGCCTGGTCGTGGAGACCGGCGACGGCACGACCTGGACCACGGTCACCGACTACCGGGTGGACCCGCTCAACGCCATCTCCGCCGGTGACCCGGTCACCGCGCTGACCCGGGCCGGCGGCTGGGGCACGGATCTGGTGCGGGTCACGGCCCGGTGGGGCTGGCCGGCCTGTCCGGCGTCTATCCCCGCTGCGGTGCGGATGCAGGCCACCCGCTGGTATCGGCGCAAGGACTCCCCTGAGGGCATCGCCGGCGGCGGCGAGTTCGGCGGTGTCCGGCTGTCCCGGATGGACCCGGATGTCCGCGAGCTGCTGGCGCCGTACATGCTGCCCGGGATCGCGTGATGGACCCGGCAGCGATCCGGACCGCGCTGGCGACTGCGCTGCGGACCGTCGTGGATGCCTCCGGCGGCCGGCTCGAGGCGTCTGCCTACGTACCTGACGCCCTGGACCCGCCGTGGGCGTACCCGGCGGACATGGTCGGCGAGTATGACCAGACGATGGACGGCCTGTCCGGCATGACCGTCACCGTGCGGGTGATGACGTCCCGCTCCGAGGACCAGAGGGGTCAGGAGCTGCTCGACGCGTTCCTCTCCGACGATGGTCCGACGAGCATCAAGGCGGCGCTCGAGACGGATCCGACCCTGGGTGGGGAGTGCGCCGATCTGCGCGTCGCCGGCTGGGACGGGTACCGCACGTACGAGATCGCCGGCACCGAGTACTACGGGGCGGAGATCACCGTGGTGGTGCTCGCATGAAGTGGCTCATCGTCCACCCCGGGCCGAACTTCAGCGTGGCGGACGTCTACACCGGCTGGTCCGAAGCCCTGCGCGACGCCGGGGAGAAGGTCAGCCGGTACGCCCTCGATGAGCGGCTGACGTTCTACGGCAACGCCCTGGTCGAGGCCGGCGAAGGCCGGTTCCGGAAGGCGTTCGACGGGCCGGCGGCGACCGCCCGGGCGATCGACGGCCTGTACTCCCACCTCTACCGGTGGCAGCCCGACGTGCTCCTGGTCGTGTCCGGGTTCTTCGTGCCGTCGGACCTGCTCGACCTGGCCCGGCAGCGGGGCACCCGGGTCGTCGTCCTGCACACCGAGAGCCCCTACGAGGACGGCCGGCAACTGGCCCTGGCCGAGCATGCTGACCTGAACTTGCTCAACGACCCGACCAACCTCGATCAGTACCGGCAGGTCGCGCCGACCGAGTACATCCCGCACGCCTACCGGCCCGCCGTCCACCACCCGGGCCCGGCCCGGCCGGAGATGGTCGCCGACCTGGCGATGGTCGGCACCGGCTACCCGTCGCGGATCGCCTACCTCGAGGCGATGCACTACTCGGGTGCGCTCGACGGCCTGGACGTGCTGCTGGCCGGCAACTGGCAGGCCCTCGGCGACGAGAGCCCGCTGCGGAAGCACGTCGGGCACGACATCGGTGAGTGCCTCGACAACCGGGATACGGCCGACGTCTACCGGTCCGCCCGGATGGGCATCAACCTCTACCGCCGCGAGTCCGAACGCCCGGAGCTGTCGGCCGGCTGGTCGATGGGGCCGCGTGAGGTGGAGATGGCCGCCTGCGGCATGCCCTACCTGCGCGAGCCGCGCGGCGAGGGTGACGAGGTGCTGCCGATGCTGCCGCGCGTCACGACCCCCGCTGAGGCCGGGGAGGCGCTGCGCTGGTGGCTCGACCGAGACGACCTGCGCCAGGAAACCGCCCGGCTGGCCAGGGCCGCGATCGCCGATCGCACGTTCGACAACCACGCCGCGCGGCTACTGCGCTGGCTCGACAAGTAGTAAGGAGCACGTCATGGCACGTCTGCATGGCCGGCGTGGGCGGATCTACCTGGGGATCGCCGACGACACCGCGACCGCGACCCCGTTGCCGTTCCAGGCCAGCTGGAGCATCAACTTCAGCACCGACAAGCAGGATGTGACCTGCTTCGAAGACTCGAACAAGGTGTACGTCGCTGGCTTGCCGGACGCATCCGGCGACTTCAGCGGCTTCTTCGACGACGCCAGCGCTCAGACCTACACCGCGGCGACCGACGGCCTGCCGAGGAAGTTCTACCTCTACCCGAACCGCAGCTCGGCGTCGGTGTACTTCTTCGGGACGATCCTGCCCGACATGTCGATCAACGCGTCGGTCTCCGGGGCGGTCGAGGTGTCGTCGTCCTGGTCGGCCGCGTCCACCATCACCAAGGTCGGCTAATGGCGTCCGGGCTGTCCGGGATCAATCAGCTCGCTGATGTGGCCCGGGCGGCCCGGCTCGCCGGTGGTGAGCTGCCGAAGAAGCTCAAGAAGGGCCTCGCCGCCATCGGCCCGCCGGCGAAGAAGGCCGTCCAGCGGGAAACCGAGCGGCTGCCGTCCGGCTATCGGACCCTGCTGGCCAAGGCCGTCCGGGTCCGGGTCCGGGCGGACACCGGCTTCACCACCGCCGGGGTCACCCTCACCACCTACGCCACTGGGCAGCAGCGCCGCCGGGACATCCCGGCCATCAACCGGGGCAGGCTCCGGCACCCGGTGTACGGCCACCGCAAGCGCAAGTGGGTCACCCAGAAGGTTCCGCCGGGATTCTGGGACGACGCCATGAACACGGTCAGCGACGACGCGCACCAGCGTGTGCGGGCCGTGCTCGACGAAACCACCCGAACCCTGAAAGGCGCCCGATGATCATCGAACTGTCCATGTGCGAGGCCGACCGCGAAACGCTGGGCGGGCCCGAGTGGATCCCGCTCGACGTCGACCGGCTGCTCGACACCCCCGCCGATCAGCTCATCCGGTGGGAGGCCGAGACCGGCTACCCGATCGAGCGGGCCATCTCCCAGATCGAGACCGGCCGGCCGCAAGCCGCCGCCACGCTGGTGATGCTGTGGCTGGCCCGCAAGCAGGGCGGCGACCTGGCCGGCGGACAGACCGACGACGGTCTACCGGAGCCCTACGCCCGGCTGGCCACGGTCCGCACGCTGCGGGTGTCGATCCGCTCCGGCCAGGGGGCTGATGTCGACCCCCCGGCCCGCCCGTCCGGGGACTGATCTCCGGCCGCAGCATCCGGGCCTGGCTCCGTGAGGTCGGGCCCGTCCTCACCCACTGGTACCCGGGCCTGCCAGCGCTGCACTCGATGACCCCGCTGGACATCGCCGCCTGGCTCCAGTGGCGGCACGACACCCTCACCGCCCGCCCCGACGACGGGGAGGACGTGGACTACGACGCCGACGGGTGGTGAACAGAGGTGGCCGACAAGCGCGAGTTGGAACTCGAGGTCAAGGTCGACGACAAGGCCAGTCGTCCGCTGAAGAAGATCGGCGACCAGGCCGAGTCGACCACCGGCGACTTCGCCGGCATGAACCTCGGGCTCAAGAAGCTCGACGGCCAGATCGGCGAGACCACGAAGCAGGTCGCCGACCTGCGGCGAGAGATCGCCCGAACCGGCGACCTGGAACTGCTGAAAGACGTCTCCAAGCAGGAAAGGCAGCTCAAGGCCCTCGGTAAGCAGCGCAAGATGCTGCTGGATATCCTGCCCGAGCCCGACCCCGATGAGGCGCGCGGTCTCGGCGCGAAGCTGGGACGACTCCTGGCCGCCGGCGCGGCCCGCGCGGTGTCGGGGGCCGGGCCCGCTGCGATGGTCGGCGCCCCGCTCGTCGCCGGTCTGGCCACGTGGATGGGTGCGGCTGCCGCCGGTGGGATCCTCGCCCAGGGCGTCGTAGCGGCCGTGTCGTCCGGGATCCGGATCGCCGCCCAGAACCCCCAGGTCAAGGTCGCCGGCCGGCAACTCGGCAACGACCTGCTGGGCGAGCTGGAGGAAGCCGCGGGCGCGTTCGTGCCCGCAACCCTCCAGGCGATGGACATCGTCCGCGCCGAGGTCAAGACGCTTCAGCCGGAGCTGCAAGGGATCTTCGACGCCGCCGCCGGGTATGTGAAACCCTTGACCCTCGGCATCACCGGCCTGGTCAAGAACGCGTTGCCTGGGCTGCGCAAGGGCATCGCCGCGGCGGGCCCGGTGGTCGACTCGATCGCCCGAGGTTTGCCCCGGATCGGTCGCGCAGTCGGCGACATCTTCGGCGACCTGGCCGACAACGCCGCCGAGGCCGCCGAAGCGTTGGACATCACGTTCGGGATCATCTCCGGCGGGATCCGGATCGTCGGCGGTTTGGTCAACATTCTGGCCGAGTCATACGGCTGGCTCGACAAGATCTCGGCCGTCATGACCGGCGACTGGGGCCACTTCGGCGAGATCATCAACCGGCAGGCCCAGGCGAAGACCGGTGCGACCGAACTCGGGGCGGCGTGGCGGGCACTGGCCGGCGCCGACCCGGGCACCGAGCAGCTGTGGCAGCGGCAGATCCTGCTGAACAAAAGCATGGCCGATGGCATCAAGCAGGCCGGCGGGTTGAAGCAGGCGTTGGACCTGCTCAACGGCGGTGCGCTCTCGGCCCGGGAGGCAGAGCGCTCCTACCAGGAGGCGATCGACGCCGTAACTGCCAGCATCAGGGAAAACGGCAAGACCCTCAACATCAACACCGCTGAGGGCCGGGCGAACCAGGCCACCCTCGACGCTCTCGCCCAGTCCGGGTCCAACCGGGCGCAGTCCATCTACGACCAGGTCTACGCCACCCGGGGGCAGGTCGCGGCGGAGGCTGCGGCGACCGCCGCCTACCGACAGGGACGTGAGCAGCTCATCCGCTCGGCGATGCAGATGGGCATGACCGAGGAGGCCGCCCGGCGGCTGGCCGACGAGATCATGGCCATCCCCACCCAGTGGACCACCCGGGTCACCCTGGTTGGTGCGGACTCTGCGATCGCCCGGGCCAACGCCGTGGAGGCTGCGGTCAAGAGGTTGACCGGCAAGACGATCAGGGTGGGCGTCACCGGTGGCCGGGGCGGCAACCTTGAGGGCTTCGCGGGCGGCGGCCCCATCCTCGGGCCGGGGCCGAAGGGCGTCGACTCGAAGGCCATCATGGCCGCCCCCGGCGAGCACATGCTCACCGCGCGGGAGGTCGACGCGGCTGGTGGGCACAGTGCCGTCGCGGCGTGGCGCAAGAGCCTGCTTACCAGCCCCACCAGCGCCACGGCCGCTCCGGCGCAGTCCGCCCGGGTCGTCCGGGCCGAGCTCGAGGTTTCGGGCGAGCGGGAGATCGTCGCGCTGCTGCGCAGGCTGATCAAGAACTACCGACTGATGGAGGCCTGATCCGATGGCGTTCCCCCTGACCGCGCTGCCGGTGGTTGTGGAGATCGCCCCCGGTGCCACGCCCACCGGCGACCCCGGCGACTGGGAGTGGACCGACGTCACCAACTCGGTGCGGATGGCCTCCGGCATCACGATCGACGAGGGCCGCGGCGACTGGGGAGACTACGTCGACCCCGGCCGCTGCGCCCTGACGTTCGACAACCTCAGCGGTGACTTCTCGCAGCACAACCCGCGCGGGCAGTGGTACGGGCAGCTCGGGCGCAACACCCCGCTGCGCGTAAGGCTCCGCCGCGGGGAGGACGCGTTCGGCCGGACCGCATCGTCCGGCTGGGGCACGTCGGACTCCGGGCAGGCCTGGTCGAACTCGGGCGGATCCAGCACCGACTACTCGGTGTCCTCCGGTGCCGGCTGGCACTCGCACGGCTCGACCAATGTGCTGCGGCGCACCACCCTCGCCGCCAGCCTGGTGGACGTAGAGCAGGTGTTCGACGTGAGCACACCGGCGCTGATCACCGGCGCCGCGCTCGTCACCGGCGCCCTGTTCCGCTACATCGACTTCAACAACTACTACTGGGCCCGCTGCGAGTTCAACAGTGGTGGCACGAGCGTCCGGCTCAAGCTGACCAAGAAGGTCGCGGGCGTGGAAACACTGCTGGCCGACCTCAACCCGGTCCCGGCCCTGTCGTATGCCGCGGGCACGCCGCTGCGGGTCCGGGCCCGGGTCGACGGGCAAGAGCTGGCCGTCAAGGTGTGGACCGCCAGCGGGTCGGAGCCGGCCGGGTGGCAGCTCACCGCCACGGATACCGACCTCACCTCCCCCGGTGCAGTCGGGGTGCAGTCCTGGCTGGTCAGCGGCAACAGCAACACATTGCCCCTGGTCGTGTCGTTCGACAACTATGCGGCGCTGGTGGACCTGCACGGCGGATGGGTACCGGCCTGGGTGCCCCGCTGGGACCTGTCCGGCAACAACCGGGTCGTCCCGGTCACGAGCTACGGTGCACAGCACCGACTCACCACCGGAGAGGGCTCCGCCCCGGTCCTGTCCCCGCTGCACCGGCGGATCGCCGCCGAGGACAACGTGCTGGCCTACTGGCCCCTCGAGGATGAGGGCGACGCGACGCAGGCCGCGTCCGGGCTGCTCGGCGGCGACCCGATGGCGATCCTCGGCTATCCGACGTTCGGCGCCAGCACGGTCGAGTACTCCAACGGCGGGGCATACCGGTACGGCACTCGACCGTTGCCGGACTTCACCGACGGCGGCGGCCTGATCGGCTCCGTGCCCCGCGGCACGTCATCGCCGATCGGCTGGTCCGTGCAGATGTTCTTCCAGTCCACCACCGGTGACGACGACAACGTGGTGCTGCTGCGCTGGACCACCCCGGGCGGGACCTACGTGCGCTGGGACTTCGTGCAGGACCCGGCCGCCGCCGATGCGATCGCGCTCTACGCCTACACCGCCGCCGGGTCGCAGACCACCGTGTTCTCGATCGCCACGAACCTCCGCGGTCCGGCGGACGCCGTGTTCGCCGGCGTCCAGTCCGGTGGCAACATCCGCGTCTACCTGCGGTTCGGGCTCACGACGTGGGGCCCGTACGACATCGCCGGCACCAACGCCTACATCAGCACCGTGGCGATCAACCCCGACCAGTTCGACCTCTCGGCCGGCCAGAATCTGTTGATCGGCCACCTGCGGGTCTACGACCACGCCAACGCGACACCGCTGTCCATCACCACCCTGCGCGCCGACTGGGGCGAAGGGGCACTGGCCCGGCTCGCCCGGCTCGCCGCAGAGGACGGCGTGACGCTGGAGATCGGCACGGCCGCCACCGACATCCTGATGGGCTCCCAGCCCGACGGCACCGCCCTCGAGCTGTACCGACAGTCGCAGGCCGTGGACAACGGGGTGCTGTTCGAACGGCCGTACAAGCTGTCCTATCGCACCCGGGATGACCTGTATAACCAGCCCCCCACGCTGACCATGGCCACGAGCGACCTGGGCGCACCACCGGAGCCGGACGGCACCGACCAGCGGTACCGGAACCGGTGGACGGTCCGCCGGCCGGGAGGCTCGCAGGCTCACGCCATCGCCGACGACGTGACCGCCGGCGGCCTGGTCTACGACGACTCCGCCGATACGATCGTCGCCTACGACAGTCAGCTCGCCGACCAGGCCACCTGGCGGCTGCACCTGACCTCCACCGATGACCTGCGCTGGCCCCAGCTGGCGCTGAACCTGGCCGCGCGGCCGGAGCTGATCGATCAGTGGCTGTGTTGCCGGATCGGATCCCGCATCACCGTCACCGACCCCCCTGACGATGTCGGCGACCAGGACATCGACGTGCTACTCCAGGGCCACAGCACGACGCTCGGCTACAAGACGTGGTCGGTATCGACGCTGTGCTCTCCCGCCTCGGAGTGGACGGTCGGGGTGTACGACACCAGCCGCTACCAGGACACCGCCTCGGAGCTAGCCAGCTCGTTCGTGTCTGGAACAGGGACCAGCATGTCGGTGGCCGTCACGTCGGGCCCGCTGTGGACCACCGCCGCGGCCGATTTCCCGCTGGTGGTGGAGGTCGGCGGCGCCCAGCTCACCGTCACCGCGATCAGCGGCAGTTCCTCGCCGCAGACGTTCACCGTGTCCACCACCGTCGTCAACGGCGTCTCGAAGACCATCCCGACCGGGACGGCGGTCCGGCTGGCCGACCCCACCATCTACGCCCTGTAGGAGGCCACCCATGCCCAGCGCCGGCCAGATCGTCCGGGCCGCCGACTTCCCGGAGGCGAAGACGGACAACGAAGTGTCGTTCATGAACACCACGTCGACCAGCTACACCTCGGCGGTGACCGGCGGCACGCTGGCCGACTGCGCGGTGACGTTCGTCGCGCCCACCTCCGGGCGCGTGCTGATCCTGTACGCGGCCACCCTCGACAACAGCGGTGCGAACCTGACCTACGGGACGCCGGAAGTGAGGACCGGGTCCAGCATCGGCTCCGGCAGCGTCGTCCTGGCTGCGAGCGACGACAACGCCATCAAGGTCAACGGCACCAACGAGGCGCGCTACGGCTCCCACTACCTGCTGACCGGGCTCACCGCCGGGACAGACTACAACGCCCGGATGCTGCACCGGGTCAGCGGCGGGACCGGGACGCTCGACGAACGCACCATCACGGTGGTGCCGACGTCATGAGGATCCCCGGCATCCCCTACATCCAGGGGCGCAACTCGTACCCGGACGCCGACGGCACGAAGTACGGCGTGGCGATCCACAACACCAGCAACACGGCGACGGCCGCGGCTGAGGCCAGCTACGCCACCCGCCGCACCGACGGCATCTCGGCGCACTTCTACGTCGACGACGAGGTGGTCATCCAGTCGCTGGACACCGACGCCCGGGCCGGACACGCCGGCTCCAGCGAGGGCAACCAGCACGCGATCGCGGTCGAGATCACCGGCGTCAACGCCTGGACCCGGCAGCAGTGGCTCGACCGGGTCGCCTGGGACAAGCTCGGTGCGGTCCTGGCCGTCGTCTGCAGGCGGTACGGCATCGCCGTCCGGCGGGCCACGGTGGACGAGATGCGCGCCAACCCCCGCGTCCGGGCGTTCTACTCCCACGACGACATGCGCCGGGCGTGGGGCGGCACCACCCACACCGACCCCGGCCCAGGGTTTCCCTGGGACAGGCTTTTCGCCGCGATCACCGCGGCCGGCACGGAGGAGGCAGGCATCATGGCCGGACTGACCGACGAGGAACAGCAACTGCTGGCGCGGCGAGTCCAGGACCTCTGGTACTCGGTGGGCCGGTATGTGCCGGTGCTCGACCAGCCCGACCGGACCGAGGCGATCACGTACGCGTGGCCGCGGCTGGTCGGGCTGGTGCAGGAGATCGCGCGGCGGGTCGACATCGACGATGGCGAGGTGGCGCGGATCGCGGCTGCGGTTCCGCAGCCGGCTGACGCCGAGGAGATCGTGCAGGGGGTGCTGGACGGCCTGGGCCACCGTCCGGTCGCGGACGTGGCGGAGACGCTGCGTGCGGTGTACGAGGGCAGGCCCGAGCAGCTGGCCCAGCTGGTCGTCCTGCTCGGCGGCACCGGGACGGGCAGTAGTGAGTGACGCTCGAGCAGCGCATCCCGCTGGTGCGCGACCTTATCTGTCTGCTGGCGGGCGCGGTGGGGTTCGGGCACAGCGTGTGGACGGGCGGGGGGTGGCCGCCGCTGGTGATGTCCGCGCTGCTCATGGCCGGACCCGGCGCGGTTCAGCTCTGGCTGGCCGGTCGTACCCCGGCCGGTGGGCTGTCGTCGCCACCGGCGCCGCCGGAGCCGCCGCAGCCATCGCCGTCGCTGTCATCCGCGCCGTGAGCGGGTGATCGGGGTGCCGTACCGGCCGGTGCCGCTGTGGTACGTGCTGGCCGCCGTCATGGTGTCGATGCTGCTCACGTCGGCGGCCGGCCTGATCTACACGAACCACGTGCAGCGCCAGTCGGAGCAGCGTTGGTGCGGCCTGGTGACCACGTTGGACGACGCCTACCGGGCTACCCCACCGCAGACCCCGACCGGCCGGGACGTGGCCGCCCGGATCGCGGCCCTACGAACTGACCTCGGCTGCTGACCAGCGGCCGTCCTGATGAGGAGATAGATCATGCCCAACCTTGAGCAGACCCCGGACCCGGGGGCGTCGGAGCCGCTGTGGTCGGTCGGGTCGATCACGGCGGCCGTCACCGCGATCATCGCGCTGCTGGCCGCGTTCGGCCTCGACATCTCCGACGACCAGCAGTCGGCGATCCTGGGTGTGGTGGCGGTGGCGGCTCCGCTGGTGGTGGCCGCCCTGAGCCGGGGCCGGGTGTACAGCCCGGCGACGGTGGCGCGGCTGCTGCGGACCCGCCGGTAGGATCCTGCACGCGGTGCGTCCGGCGGGTACCCGGGCCGTACCGTCCAGACAGCAAGCGGCCCCGCACTCCTTCGGGAGTGCGGGGCCGCTTCGTGCTGTCCGGGGTCAGGCGTCCTGCTCGTCGGGGCCGGGCCCGTACAGCAGCTGGTCGAGCTCCGCCTCCTGGTCCCGCTCGTCGGAGTACCGCTCGGGGGCGTTGGCGAGGCGCTCGGCGACCGCCGCCGCCGTCCATCCCTTGTTGGCCAGGGTGGCCGCGTCGTCGGCGCTGATCCCGACCTCCCGCCACTGCTTGGCCTCGGCGGTGGCCTGCTCCCCCCACGCTCCGTCCCGGCCGTCGGGGGCGGCACGGCCCGCCCGGTAGGTGCGGATGTAGGCCACGGTCTCGCTCAGGCTCATCGGTCGTCCTCTTCGTCGTGGTCGTCGTGGTCGTCGTGATCAGGCGTCGAGCTCGGCGAGCAGCGCCCGGGCGGCGTCGCGCAGCATGTCCCGGGCCTCAGTGTCGACCTGCTCGCCGCCGAGGTGGGTGAGGCGGATGGTGTCGCGCATGGCGCCGATGCGGCCGGCGAGGTGGCGGGCGTAGCGGCTGGCGGCGTCGTCGCTGGCGGTGGCGGTGGCCGGTGCGGTGACGACCGGCCGGGCCGCG